CTTTAGTGATTGCCCCATTGTCTTGATGCGATCTTCAACCTTTGATCTGTCAAGGACAGTGTCGGTTGCGTAAAGGTCTTTTACTGGCACAAGTTTCAACTCTGCCTTTTGCCAGACATCAGGGTCTACCGCGATTTGGTCTGTGACTTCCCAGGGCGACTCTACGAAGTCACTAGGGTTATCCTCAGTTGAGACAGCATTGCCGGCTGGATTAGGCAGAACATTGAGTCGGCTCATAGCAATTTCGGCTTCAGCCTCGGAAGGTACTCCGGCTTTATCAACTGACGCGCTTTTTAGAGCCGCGATCTGTTGTCCAAGTGCATAGATTTCCTGAGTGCCTACTCCGCCTTCATTTGCCTTACCAGCATTGAGCATACTTCTTGCTGCGTCATTGAGGTCTGCCTTGCCGCGAGAGTTTTCCGAGATTCGATTTTCTAGGGCTTGCCGAGCGTCTGATAGATGATTGGCTGCCTCGGTATTACCGAAAGAAGATACGCGATCTTGGATTTGGTTCAGCTGCGGAATGATTTTGTCTTTAATGGTTGACTCAGTTTTACCGCCGCCTCCGCTAGAGAAACGCCCTGTCTCATCGTGATTGTCATTGTATTTGTTGAGGGCTTTTTCTTCAGCAGGTTTTGGCTCAGTTGGTTTTGGCTGCTCTGTTTCGGTCTGTGCAGTTGTAGGAGCCATTGGATCGACTTCATCTTGAACATTCTCAACACCAGCAATAGGCGCGGCAGCGTTCACGATTCCCTCTGGGCTAAAGAGGAACACGCCATTACCAGCGACAAGGATTGGCTGATCGGCGGCTGGAGTATCTAGGAGAGGCAAGCCCAACTCTGAACGGCGTTCATTGATTGTCTTTGTGCCACCGCGTAATTCAAGGTCTGACTTCTTAGCCATTTCCTCATCGTCACGGATTTCAGAAACCATGAACTTAAACTCTAGCTCGCGTGGCATACTTAAATAGGTATAAGAGATGTTGGTGAGCATCTTAGAAATCCATTGAGCCAAAGGCGCGACACCGATTGACTGCGCGGCCTCTGCCTCTCCTGCTTGATGACCTGATGCGCCGAGTCCACCCTTTTGAGAGAAGCCGATCTCAGTTGGCAGAACGCCGAAGTGACCTGTGATTGAGGTAATTAAATATTCATCTAGCGCGGCTTTGAACTTCTCGCCGTAGCCCTCATAGAACTCAGGCTTCAGACCAGAAGGCAAGATAAGAGCGCGTTTGCGTTGCTCTGTCTGCCCTGCCAAATTGTCGTTAATAATGTTTTCATACTGCTTCATTACGAGAGGGTCATTACCGAAGTCAGCATCTGAGGTAAGCATCATCTCGGGGGTAACGCCATCGGTGTATTCAGCGCGTAACCATTGCTGGCGGCGTAAGTAAAGATCGGCTAGGGGTAGGCAACGCTCTACTGGAGATGAGCCATAAACGGAGTTAGCGCGGCGGTTTCGGATGAAGTAAGAAAGATCATCTGATGAGAACTCGCCATCTGCCTTAACATCGTCAGAGTTAGCCATAAACTCGGAGCGAGGGAAGCCATAGAGAATCTGCTGATAGGCAGCCTGTGGAGCCATTGGGCGCATACCGCGATCATCAAGCATTGGCTTAATAGTCGAGCCGTCTAAAATCTGAAAGCCGTATAAATCCCCACCAACTGTTTTCTGAGGCCAGATAGCCCACGCATCTAGCACAAGGATTTCCTCTAGCGACATCATCATCCAGTCAATGAAGGTCAGTCCATTAGCCTTATCTGGATTTTCCCAAAATGTCCTAAGTCGGTAAATCTCATCGGAGAACTTAGAACGAGCTTGTGACATGGCGCGAACATGATCGCCACCGATTTCGGAGATAATCTTTTCGCTTGCATCTTGAGCGATAACGATGTCCCAATCTAAACCTGAAATCTTAGCCTTTAATACTTCGATGCAACGGCGCACAATGTCAATTTGCTCTGCTGCTCCGCGAAGTGTTTTGAATTGAACGAGTTTCTGCTCTGTCCCGATATTAAGGTTCTGAGCGACTTGGTATTCATAGCGGCGAGGATCTGCTCTGCCGTCATCGCGTAATGGGTTGATTGCGCCCGGCATGATCGGCTGACCGGGGCCGAAAGGAACGCCCGACATAAGGGGATTGCGTTGTAAGGGAGTCTGTGCGCCGTATGTGTTTTGCTGGTTAGCATCTCGCATCTGTTGTTCAGACATAACGACTGCGCCAGCAGGTAAGTTACTCGGAGCCTTCTCGATCTGTGCATCTACGATTGCTTTTGCTAGACGGTCTAATAGACCCATGTGTCCCCCATTAGTTATGCCTCTTGTAATTCAGGCTAGTGTTGTTATTCTTGAACAGGCAAAGCTGATAGAACATCTTGATGGACTTTGATAGCTGTTTCAAGAACTGCCAAAGCTTCATCAGCTGCGGTAACGCCTTCTGTGCTTCCAGAAGAAACAGCTACTTGCTTGTTAAGGTCATGCTGGTATGCCTCACTAGCAAACTGAGTAATGCGCTGCTGTAGTAGGTTGCGCTTCTGCTCGTCTGTAAGTAGTGCTGAGTAATCTATTGCCATTTTATTTCTCTTTCTGTTAGTTAGTACGATGGATACCACTTGGTTGTAATTGGGTCGTAGGTCAGCGTTAGCGCCTTAGAAACGACCGCCGTTGAAGCAATAGCGATGTTTCCACTTACCCCAGTTGTGAAAATCCCCGTAGGGATAAGCGTGATTTGTCCACCATTAGTTGAGATTGGGGCAGGTGGGGTAATCGTGTTAATCGTTGTTACACCCGACACGAAAGCGATTGGCGTAACAGGTGCGATTGTTGCGGCTGAGGCGATAGTTGGTGCACCTGCGGTTGTACCCGTTGCGATAGTGCCGTTGGCCCCTACTGCTACCAATGCCGTACCTGCTGAGTTCTGCCATTCTTGAAGATTGGCTGTTTGGGAAACTGCACCGCGAATAGCCGCGCCGACTGTTGTTGCAGCGGCGGAAACTACACCAAATTGCTGAGCAACTGAACCACTACCGAGAGTTTGAGAGTTACTTCCAATACTGGTAATGCCCGCTAAAAAGTTGTAAGCAGTACCAGCCATGTAGAGGTTCCAACGGTTAGCACCACTAGGGATGTTGCCAAAGAAGCCGTAATTGTTGGTTGCGCCAGTGAGAGATGCCGCGACATAAACACCATACTGATTAGTTACTGACCCGCCAGCCGTGACATTCTGAAATGCTGTTGCTGCGGTCAGATAGATGTGTGATAGTTCTGGCAATGCAAAGTTCACATTTGTGGTATCCACGAATGTGCGAAACAAACGCCCCGCGACAGTCACATCACTTGCAACTTGGTCAGTGATGATGAATGCGTTTGCAGTAGTTGCACCAGTGATGTTTTTTGAAAATGTAACGCCTGAGCCCGCTGCAGGTGTGTTCCCACCAATGTCAAATTCACGGTTCGCATTGAAGGAAAATGCCTTTAATCCGTTGGTAGCAAGCCCAACCGTATTTGCGGCAGGTAGATACATCCCATTAGTGGGAACAGTAGATGAAGTTGGGATAATTGATGCAGCGGTTAGGTTGCCTGATGAGTCTACTTTTGCAATAACCGTTCCAGCACTATTCTGCCACTCTTGAAGATTTGTGGATTGCCCTGCGAAACCTTTAATAACCAAGCCTTTGTTGCCTGCTGCGCCAGTATTAACAACCAAAGCAGTCGAAGCACCTGAGGGCGTAATCGTCTGCCCTGCTGTAAAAGTTTGCGTGTTGCTTAGTGCAGCGTTTTGCACCCAAGTCGTGCCGTTGTACACATAAATGGCATTGGCAGATGAATCGAAATAAGTATCGCCTGTGCGAAACGCGCCAGTGGGAGAACCTGATGATTGGAGAAGGTTGATGGGGTCAAGAGCAAGTTTGCTCATGTGATTATCCGACTATCACAACGCGGTAAGCGTTCGCAGAAGGAGCCACTGAGAAGTTGAGTGTTACGGTGTTAGTCGTAGCACGAAGGTTATCGACTGTAACTTCAGAGCCATCGGCTACGGTGTAAACCTGCACTAGCACATCGAGCGTTCCGAGGTTATGGGTGATGGTGTAAGTCGTGGATGAAGTAGAAAGAGTTGTCGAATATTTTTGTGGGGTAGTCGAAGCCACCGAAATAACATTGCCCGAGATCGAGATACCTGTTCCAGCGGTGTATTCGCCAGCGGCAGAGAATTGTGTCCATGTTGTAGAGCCTGAAGCAAGAATCCAGCCCTGTGAACCGTTGGCTGTCCCCTGTTCAACGAAAGTGAAGTCGCCCTGTGTTGGGGTTTGCTGGTCGGCTGAACGCGCCCACGCACTAGCGGAAGCAACATAGATGCCGTTTTGTGTAGCGGTAGTCTGATTCTTAACAAGTACGCGATTGCCAGCAACGATAGAAACGCCGTCAATGGTCTGTGCGCCTGAGAGCGTGATGTTACCGCCGGCAACCGTAGTGGCAGCGACAACTGAAGCCTTAACATTAAGCCCTTGCGCTACGCCATCTACATAACTTTTGTTAGCCGCATCTGTGGCATTTGTAGGAGTAGTAAGGTTTGTAATCTTATGAGAGTTAAACGATACATCGGCTGCGGGTGCGCCGAACTGGTCGAGCGTGTACGCGCTAGGAGTAAACGAAGTAAGAACGATCCACGCAGAACCGTTGTAATACTGAAAATTATTAGAGGTCGTGTTGTAGTAAATCTGTCCAGCAACGGGTGAGCTAGGAGCCGAAGCAAGGTTTTGGACAGTCGCATTAAGCAACTGGTTTTGGCTAAGGTCAAGATTGACTAAGAATTTGCGTGACATATTATCTCCTAGACTATGTAAGCCGTACCGCTAAACGCGGCTGTAAATGTAATAACCATTGTATTCGCATTAGTGTAACTGATAGAGCCTTCACATTGGTTGTTTGCTGAGTCATATACCGCAGCAAGAGGATAGCCGTTGAGGTTATGAGTAATTGTCCAAGTGTTAGATGGGGTCGCCTGGTTGAAGGTGTAGAAGTTAGCGGTTAATCCCTGCGGCCCCTGAACACCAACTGATGAGATGGTAATCGTTGGGGTCGTGGTGCTGACTGTGACATTTTGAACAGTTGTCGTGACTGTGATGTTATCTACGGTCATACGCGAGCCGCCGCAATAGTAATTGTTCCATCTACCCAGTCGTAGTTAATGCCGCCAGATGAGGTTGCCTTGATCCCGTAGTAATAAGTCCCGACAGGGATAGCGGTTGTTTGTGCTCCTGTAATTTGATAGGTAGCGATTCCACTTGCCGGGGTCGTAAGGGTAATCCCTGAGCCGTTGGTAAGGGTCAATACAACTGTGCCAGTTACCTGATTACTAATAGCCATCTTGACGGTGAAACCCGTAATGTTAATGGCGGTTCCAGTAGCATCGGTGTTCGTGGTCGTAAAGATAAGGTCGATGCCCTGATTAACTGTTGGATTGTACGCGCCCACTTAAACTCCTTAGTCTATTTGGTGATTATAGCGGTTTGACATCTTGGACATGATTTCGTGCCGCGCACTAATGGCAAACGGCAACTAGGGCAGAAATCAGCCATCGCAGCGAGTGACCTCATAGCAACTGACCCACCCATCAAATCTGAAACCGCCCACACCATCGCATCCATTCTGTCTGGGCTTTTATCAGAGTCAGGCTCCCATGTAACTAGCTGATCCTCTAACTGTGCGAAATCATTGCCGACAAAGTGAAGGCGTAACTGTTCAGAGAGGGCAGATACTGGCTCGGCTCTCACTCGCTTGCCTCTAGTAGCGGTTACTTTCCGATAAGGGATTGAGGCATCGACTTGCCGTAATAGGGCTTCAATCATGTCGCCCCCGTTATTAGCTTCACCGATTACCCGATCGCACTTCCACTTCCTAAACATCTCTACGGCTTTTCTCGCCCACGCTTCAGGGGTTCCGCGCATAGTCGCATCTTCCAAAATGTAGTAATGCCCGTCAGGTGTAGCACCGGCGACAACGATTCCCGTTTCATCGCTTGACTCACCACTCGTCACGGCAGGGTCAATCGCTACAACCACGCGGAAATAAGGCGGTGCATCTTCGGGCTTGATTCTTGATTCTTCAATAAGAGCGCGTGTCCAAAGGGCGTTTTCTGAATCTTCGAGAAGTTCGCCGTAAAGTTCTTGTCTGCCCGTTCGGGTTCCGGCGTATCTTGCCTGTAATTCAAGCAATGCGGCAGGTGAAAGGTTTGTGGCGTTGTCGAAAGTTGAGCCTCTGGTAACGAATACCGACCCATCAGTTCTGTTCAGCCATTCGCGCAAGATCACAATGGGTTTGGGGGTTGTGGTGATACAGGCTTTTGGGTGCTGCCCGATTCTGAGTGCTGGCGCAATTCCTTCATGCCAGGTCGCATACGGGTATCTCCATTTCGCTATTTCATCAGCCCACACGCCAGAAAGGTTTAATCCACGACCAGCATCAGGGTTGTCTGCGCCAAATATATGAATCTTCTGTCCATCGCCAAAAACTATTTGCCAGTTGGATTTGTTATAGGTGAAATCCTGATCTTCAACTAGCCCACGATTCTTGAGAACGCGCAAAATCCCACTTGCGCCCTCGATACAGATTTTTCGAGCATCGCTGAAGGTTTCGGCAATAACCGCCCATTCGGTAGGTGCGCCGTCAGGGGCTTGAGGATGAGTAAAGACTTGATTAATCATCCATTCGCTGCCGGTGCGAGATTTACCCCATCCGCGCCCAGAGAGAATCAGCCAAATATGCCAATCGCCTTCGGGTTCCTGTTGTTCAGGTCTGCCGATGTACCACCAGGGGGATTTAGCCAAATCATCTAAGACTTCAGAGGGTAATGAATTGATGTGGGCTTCTAGTTGATCTGGCGGTAAGGCTTTGAGTTGCTCAAATAGGCTCTGAGCCATCTTCGCCTTCTATTGCTAACGGTTGGTGACCTAACATAGC